CCCCGCCAATGGCCGCACGGAGCCCCAGGAGCGCATCTTGGCGGCAGACATCCGCTGCCGCATTTCCCACAAGTCTGTGGTGAGTACAGAGCCCAACGAGGAGGCCGCCCAGGTGGCCCAAAGCGTGGTGCTCTACATTGACCCCTCCGTGGACATCCCGGAGGGGTCTAAAATCACAGTGACCCAGAACGGCATGACCCGTGACTATGAACGGAGCGGCAAGAGCGCAGTGTATAGCTGCCACCAAGAGGTGCCGCTGGAGCTTTTCAAGGAGTGGGCCTGATGAACTGGGGAAACTGCGATTATAAGCAACTCCAGCGCCTCCGTGACAGTCTGGCCACGCTCCAGAGCATGGACATGGACCGTTTCTGCACGGAGGTGTCAAAGGAGTTGGCCGCCCGCCTGCTGGCGCTGGTCATCCCCCGCACACCTGTGGGGCAGTACCCAAAATCCAGCGGCAAAAAGGGCGGCACCCTGCGCCGGGGCTGGACATCCAAAACCCAAGCGGATGCTGCCAGCAGAGGCGGCAGCAATGATGCGAAAGCCTACGCTGAGGCACTGCCAGTCAGAAAGTCCGGCAACGCCTACACCATTGAGGTCATCAACCCTGTGGAATATGCCAGCTATGTTGAGTTTGGCCACCGAACACGGGGCGGTGACGGCTGGGTGCCGGGCCAGTATTTCCTCGCCCTGTCCGAGCAGGACCTTGAGAGGCTTGCGCCGGGCGTGATTGAGAGAAAACTGGAGGCTCTGCTGCGGGAGGTATTCAATGGCTGAAATCAATTTCAACAGCATCTATGACGGCGTGAGCCTTGCGCTCCACGCCGCTTTTCCTGCCGCCCAGGTGCATGGCGGGAATGTCAAGCAAGGGCTCAAGCCCGGAGATTTTAATGTCATCATGCCCGGTGCCGGTCACGCCAAAGAGGTGGGCCAGAGGTACAAGCGGACACCCACGGTGGATGTGATTTACTACCCCAAGGCCGAGGATGCGGAGTGCTATGGCATGGCACACCGGCTGTCCTTTGTCCTGGGGAGCATCACAACCCCGGAGGGGGACATCATCCACGCCACCGGCTGTGAGTGGACACTGGCGGAGGATGTCCTGCATGTACTTTTGAGCTATGACCACTTCGTCCGTGTCCCGCCGGAGCAGGAGAACATGGAAACTCTCAAAATCAATGAGGAGGGATAAGCCAATGGCAAAAACCCAGACCACGGAGGCCAATGCCGCCGCCTTTACCAAGGCGCAGTTGGTGGCCTCTCAGAGATATGTCCACCGGCGGGACCTGATCGGCGCACTGCTGGAGGATGGCAAGACCTACACCTTGAATGAGGTGGATGCGCTGATTGAAAAGTTTATGAAAGGCAAGGTGAGATAAATGGCTCTTGGCGGAGGTAACTGGCTGACCCAGAACAAGGTCCTGCCCGGCAGCTACATCAATTTCTCCAGCGTGGCAAAGGCATCCGCCACTCTGTCTGACAGAGGCTATGCGGCAGCGCCCTTTGTTCTGAGCTGGGGCCCGGAGGGTGAGGTTTTCCCCGTCACCTCTGGTGAGTTTCAGAAAAACAGCAAGGCCATCTTCGGCTATGGGTATGACCACCCCAAGCTGCTGGCCCTGCGTGAGATTTTCCAGCACGCCACCACCGTCTACTGCTGGCGGCTGGGCAACGGCGAAAAGGCAAGCTGCACCTATGCGGATGCCAAGTACTCCGGTGTGCGTGGCAATGACCTCTCTATTGTCATCGCCTCCAATGTCGATGACACCAGCGCATGGGATGTGAGCACCTACCTGGACGGCCAGTGTGTTGACACCCAGACGGTCAAGGCGGCCACTGATCTGGTGGCCAATGACTATGTGGTTTTCAAGACCAGCGCCACGCTGGCGGCCACTGCGGGCACCAAGCTGACCGGCGGCGCTGATGATGCGGCAGTCACCGGCGAGGACCACCAGGCTTTCCTGGATAAGCTGGAGGCCTATGCTTTTAACACCCTGTGCTGCCCGGCCACGGAGAGCACCGTGGTCAACCTGTATGTCAAGTACACCCAGCGCATGAGGGATGAGGTGGGTGCCAAATTCCAGCTTGTGGCCTGGAAACCCAGCGCTGACTATGAGGGCGTGATTGGTGTGTGGAACACTGCCACCCACGCCACCATTGCCGATGTGGACACCCAGGCGGTGGTCTACTGGACTACCGGCGCACATGCTGGCGTGGCCGTCAACAAGTCCCTCACCAATGCCAAGTATGACGGTGAGCTCATTCTGGACACCGAATACACCCAGGCAGCGCTTGAGGCGGCTCTCAAGGCGGGCAAGTTTATGTTCCACAATGTCAACGGGGTCACCCGTGTGCTGGAGGACATCAACACCCTGCTGACCCTCTCCGACACCAAGGGAGAGGTTTTCCAGTCCAACCAGACCATCCGTGTGTGTGACCAGATCGCCAATGACACGGCGGTGCTGTTCAACACCCGCTATGTGGGCACCGTGCCCAATGATGCCTCTGGCCGTGCCTCCCTGTGGGGCGATGTGGTCAAGCTCATCCAGGAGCTTGAGAAAATCCGGGCTGTTGAGAACTTTGATCCTGACACGGTGACCTGTGAGCAGGGTGACAAGAAAAAGGCAGTGCTGCTGACCATCAACGGCCTCAACATCATCAACGCCATGGCCCAGCTCTACATGAGCGTTATCATTCAGTAAAGGAGGATTGTGACACATGGCTGACAAAATCTCTATGAACACCCAGGATGCCGTGAGCGCCAACTTTGCTGAGTGCTTTGTGACGCTGAACGGCACCCGCTACTCCATGCTGATGGCCAAGGAGTTTGAGGGCAAGGCCTCCATCAACACCAAGGAAGTCTACCGTCTGGGCAATCCCGTGATCGGCCACAAGGCCCAAACCATTGCCCTGGCTTTCTCCATGACGGTCTATAAGTGCACGGAAATCTTTGACCAGGTGGTTGAGGACTTCATCAAGACGGGTGTGATGCCTACCTTTGACATCCAGACCTCCAACGATGACCCCGCCACCTCCGTTGGCAGGAGCACCAAGATTTACAACAACTGCGTGCTGGACGGTGATGTGCTGCTGTCCATGTTCAACGCAGAGGGTGACTTTGTGGAGCAGACCCTTGAGGGCTACTGCGACAGCTTCACCCGCCCCGAAAAGCACACCAACCCGTCCTATATGTAAGGGCGGCCAACTAAAGGAGGAAATCATCCATGAGTAACCTGTCCGCATTTATGCACGCCAATGTTGAGCAGATCGAAAACTACAAGTTTGCCGCCTCCCCCCGTTTCAAGGGGGAGGATGGCAAGCCCATGTTGTGGGAAATCTGCTGCATCTCCGCTGATGAATACGCCCGCATCCGCAACTCCTGCGTCCGGCAGGTGCCGGTGCCCGGCAAAAAGGGCCAGTACACCCAGCAGCTTGATAGCTACGCTTTCCAGGCCAAGGTGTGCGCCCGCTGCACGGTGTTCCCGGACCTGAGCAACGCAGAGCTCCAGAATGACTGGGGTGTTGCCAAGCCGGAGGAGCTGCTGGGCAAGCTGCTCATCGGCGGTGAGTTTGATGACTATGTGACGGAAGTTTTCCAGCTCAACGGTTTCAAGACTGAGAATGAGCTGGTTGATGAGGCAAAAAACTAATAGAGGACGGTGACCCAGAGGCCAGCTATGCACACTTCTGTCTGCAAAAGTTTGGCTGGGAGCCGTCCAAGTTTTTGAGCCTGCCCGTCAAGGAGCGTGCTTTTGTCATCGCCTCTATTGATGCCCGCTGTGCGGCGGAGCGGAAAAAAGAGGCGGAACTCAAGAACAAAGCAAACCGAAAGCGCAGATAGCACTTTTGGCTCCAGCTCTTGACATTGTGAACTGATTTAGCCTAAAATGGTGTTATCAACACCAAGGAGGGCTACATCATGGGAGCAAAAAATATGGTCATCGCTGGTGACTACATGGGAAAACCCATCACCGGCATTGGCGGCGTGGTGCAAATCTATGTTGACCGCAAAAACTACATCCTCCTGGATAAGTTTGGCGTGGACAGCTATGATGTCATCACGGAGGACACCCGCAAAAGCGCTGCCAGCGGCATTGCAAGAGGTGCCGTTGGTGCGGCTCTGTTAGGACCCGTTGGCTTGCTGGCGGGGCTATCTGCAAAAAACAAAAGCACCGTCACTGTTGCGGTCCGTTTCAAAGACGGAAAAAACAGCCTGCTTGAAATGGATGACAAGGTTTACAAGAACTTTGTCCGTGCCATGTTTTAAGCACTAAGCGCTTTTAGCGCCCTCACAGTAAGTGGGGGCGCTATTTTTATTCTCCACGAAAGGAGGCGGACTTGTGGCCACAATACGGTCCCAAATGGTCCTCAATGACCAAGTAACTGGCGTGCTCAAGAACATCACAAGGGCTCTGGATATTACCCTGCACAGCTTTGAGCAGATGCAGGATGCGAGTGCCAATGCTGTTGATGTGCGCCTCCTCAACCAAGCGAGGGCTGGCCTGGGAGAGGTCAATCTTGCCGTCCGTGAGATGGAGGAAAACTACCGCCGTGCGGCCCAGCAGGAGCAGCAGGTCACACGAAACATCCGCCAGAGCACCCAAGCAGAACAACAGCTCAATGCCAGCATCCGGGGCGGCAATGACGCACTGGATGACATGGTGGGCAAGGCCAAAAATCTGGCGGCCGCCATCGGTGCAAGTGTTGGCCTCAAAAAGCTCATAGAGCTCTCTGACCAGATGACCAGTACCACCGCCCGCCTCAGCTTCATAGTTGATGACGGCGGTAGTGTTGAGGCTCTGGAGGCCAAAATCATGGCCTCTGCCCAACGCTCCAGAGCTGCCTACCTTGACACGGCATCTGCTATTGCCAGCATGGGCGCAAACGCTGGGGCCGCTTTCAGCTCCAATGATGAGCTCATTGCTTTCATGGAGCAGGTCAACAAGCAGTTTGTCATTGGCGGCGCATCCGCCCAAGGGCAGGCGGCGGCCATGCTCCAGCTCACCCAGGCAATGGCGGCAGGCGCTCTGAGAGGTGAGGAGCTAAACTCCATCCTTGAAAATGCGCCCGGCATCGCCAGAGCCATTGAGCAGTACATGGGCATTGCAGAGGGCTCCATCAAGTCCTACGCAGAAAAGGGGGCTGTGTCGGCAACCGTTGTGAAAAATGCGCTCCTATCCATCGCAGATGAAACCGATGCCAAGTTTAACGGCATGGCTATGACTTGGGGGCAGGTGTGGACCCAAATGGGCAATATTGCCCTAAAGGTGACGCAACCCCTGCTCACTGCCGTCAACTGGCTTGCCAACAATCTCTCCGTGATTGGCCCCATTGTACTGGGCCTGGGCACCGCTTTTCTGGTATTTCAAGTAGCGGCGCACTGGACGCAGATTGCAGCCGTTGCCACGGCAGCATACCACGCTGTGGTCAACCTCCTCAGCATTGGCTTTGGCGTGCTGACCGGCAACACGGCGGCGGCCTCTGCGGCGGTGTTCACCTTTAACTCTGCTCTGCTGGCATCGCCCATCACTTGGATAATCATGCTCATTGCCGTTGTTATCGGCCTGCTCTACGGCGTGGTGGCTATCATCAACAAGGTCACCGGCTCCTCCATCTCCGCCACGGGGCTCATCTGCGGGGCCATTGCGGTGGCAGGCGCTTTCATTGGCAACACCGTGATTGGCCTGCTCAACGCCCTCATTCAGTACATCTGGGCCATCTTCGTTGCCCCATTTCTTGGCATCGTGGAATGGATTTTGAATGTGTGCAACGGAGGTTTCAACAGTTTTGGTGATGCCGTGGCTAACCTCATCGGTCAAATCATTGGCTGGTTTTTGAACTTGGGCAAGGTGGTCACCACCATCATTGATGCCATTTTCGGCACCAACTGGACGGCTGGCCTGGAGAGTTTGCAAAGCTCTGTAACCGCCTGGGGCAAGAATGAAAATGCCATCACCCTTGACAAGAACGCACCCACCATTGACTACCGTTTTGAATACGGTGACGCATGGGCGGCGGGTAATGATTTTGGCAAAGGCATTGATGACAAAATCAGTGGAATGTTCAACATGGGTGGTCCGGGTGATGCCAGCGGTTTTGACCTGAGCAGCATTGCTGACAATACCGGGCTGACCGCCGACAATACCGGCAAGACCGCTGATGCTCTGGCCGTGACAGAGGAACAGCTTGAATACCTGCGGGACATCGCAGAAAGGGATGCAATCAACCGTTTCACCACCGCAGAGGTCAAGATTGACATGACCGGCATGACCAACAGAATTGACGGCAGTGCTGATCTGGACGGCGTTATCAGCCAGCTCACCGAGGGCTTTACTGAGGCGCTGGTCACCGCTGCTGAGGGGGTGCACGCATGAGTTATTCCTGTTACCTGGGTGGCGTGGAGTGGCCCACTCCTGCCAAGCTGACCGTAAAAATCAAGGGCAAAAATAAGACGCTCACGCTGCTCAATGAGGGTGAGATCAATTTCCTCCGCACCCCTGGGCTGAGTGAGATCGTGCTGCCGGTGACGCTCTCAATGCTCACCGGCAGCCGGTCCCCGTCCTACTACATGGGCGTGTTGGAACGGCTCAAGACCTCCAAGGGCACCACCCAGTTTATTTTGGTGCGGCGCTCCCCGGATGGACGGCGGCTGTTCGACACCAACATGACCGTGAGCGTGGAGGACTACAACATCACGGAGGATGCCAAGGAGGGCCTGGATGTCAGCGTGGACATCAACCTCAAGCAATGGCGCTCCTACGGCACGAAAACGGCCAAGGTCGAACAGCCCAGCACCGACACGGGCAAGCAGACCGTGACCGTGGAAAAGGAGCGGGATGCCAGCACGGCCCCCTCCGCTAAGACCTACACCGTGAAAAAGGGTGACACCCTCTGGGCCATCTCCGCCAAGTATTATGGCGCTGGGGCCCAGTACACCAAAATCTACGGGGCCAACACGGACAAAATCAGCAACCCCAACCTCATCTATCCTGGGCAGGTGCTCACCATCCCATGAGCTATGAGCTGCTGATACAACATGGTAGCAATATCATGTACCCACCCACGGTGGAGGGTGTCACCATTGAGTGGGAACGCAAAGGCCAGCCGGGCAAGCTCACCTTTGAGGTGGTAAAGACCCCAGGCCTGAGCTTTCAAGAGGGGGACCCCTGCCGTTTTTCCGTGGACGGCACCCCCGTCTTTTATGGCTTTGTCTTTGAGAAATCCCGCAAGGGCAACAACCCCAATGTCATCAAGTGCGTGGTGTATGACCAGCTTTATTACCTCAAGAATAAAGATACCTATGTCTACACCAACAAGACGGCCTCTGAGGTCATCAAAATGGTGGCGGAGGACTTCCAGCTCAATGTGGGAGAGCTTGAGGACACGGGCTACAAGATCGCCAGCCGTGTGGAGGACAATCAAACCCTGTTTGACATCATCCAAAACGCCCTGGACGAAACCCTAAAGGCCACCGGGCAGATGTATGTGCTCTATGACAATGTTGGAAAGTTGACCCTCAAGAGCCTGGGCAACATGAAACTCAACATGCTTGTGGATGAGGACACCGCCGGTGACTACGACTATAAGAGCTCCATTGCCACCCAGACCTATGACAAAATCAAGCTCTCCTATGAGAACAAGGAAACCGGCAAGCGGGAAATCTATATTGCCCAGGACGGCTCCCACATCAATCAATGGGGTGTCCTGCAATATTATGAGAAACTGGACAGCAAGGCCAACGCCAAGGCGATGGCGGACGCTCTCCTGGACCTCTACAACACCAAGACCCGCACCCTCAAGCTCCAGGATGTCCTTGGCGACATCCGTGTGAGGGCGGGCACGCTGCTGGTGGTCATGCTGGGCTTGGGTGACATCAATGTGTCCAACTACCTCATGGCCGAACAGGTCAAGCACACATTCAACGATGGGCAGCACCTCATGGAGCTCAAAATGCGAGGTGGTACATTTGTCACTTGACATCAATGAGCTGGTCCGTGCTGTGAAACAGGCGGCGGTGGAGGCGGTCAAGGCGGACGGCCCCATGGCCGTGAGCTTTGGCACTGTGACATCCGCCTCCCCGCTGAAAATCCAGGTGGACCAGAAAAAGACCTTGACGGAGGCCCAGCTCATCCTCACCAACAATGTCCGGGACTTCAATGTGGACATGACGGTGGACCACCAGACGGAAAGCCAAAGCGGCGGCAGCGGAGAGGCTGCTTTTGCCGCCCACCAGCACGCCTACAAGGGCAGGAAAACCTTTAAGGTGCACCTGGCCCTCAAGGCAGGGGAAAAGGTCATCCTCATCTCCTATGATGGCGGGCAAAAATACATTGTCCTGGACAGATGGGAGGCACCTTGATGGGAACGCTACCGACAACTGGAGAAAACCTTGACCTCATCGGCTTTGAGCTGGAGGAGCAGCCCAGCTATACTCACAAGCTGGACATTGAGGGGCAGCGGGTGGCGGGCATGACCGACAAGCGGGAGGCCCTGCGCCAAGCGGTCTATCTCATCCTCAATGTAGAGCGCTACGCCTACCCCATCTATTCCCGCAATTATGGCTCCGAGCTGGTTGACCTGATCGGCCAACCTATGGACTACGCCATGAGTGAGATGAAAAGGCGCATCACGGATGCCCTGATGCAGGATGACCGCATCACCGGCGTGGATGACTGGACCTTTGAAACCGGCAGAAAGTCCGTGCTGGTCCGCTTTACCGTCTACACCATTTATGGAGAGCTGGAGGCCACAAAGGAGGTTGAGATTTAACCATGTTTGAAACCAAGACCTATGAGGCGCTGCTGGCCAGCGCCTTGGCCAGGGTGTCCTCCGGCATCGACAAGCGGGAGGGCTCCATGGTGATGAACGGTGTGGCTCCGTCCATGGCGGAGCTGGCCCAGCTCTACATTGGGCTGGACTTCGTTTTCACCGCCACCTACCTGGCAACAGCGCCCCGTGAATACCTCATCAAGCGGGCCGCTGACCGTAACATGAGCCCCTACCCGCCCAGCGCCGCAGTGTTCCGGGCGGAGTTTAACATTGAGGTGCCGGTGGGCACCCGTTTCTCCTGCGAGGACCTAAACTTTGTAGTGACGGCCCGCATGGACACCTCCGAGGACACCGCCACCGGCCTGAGCCACCGGGTCACCTGCGAAACAGCAGGGGCCCAGGCCAACGGCTACACCGGCCAACTCATCCCCATTGAGTATGTGGACGGGCTGACCCATGCAGAGCTGGTGGAGCTGCTAATCCCCGGAGACGATGAGGAGGACACGGAGGTTTTCCGCCAGCGTGTCCTTGACAGCTTTAAGTCCCAGGCCTTTGGCGGCAACCAGGCTGACTACATCGAAAAGGTGAAAGCCATGCCCGGCATCTCTGCCGTCAAGGTGCACCCGGTCTGGAATGGGGACATTACACCGTCCACGCTCATCCCGGATGCTGCTGTCACAGCCTGGTACACCAGCGCCATTGCGGGGCTCAGTGAGCCCGTGGCGGCCTGGCTCACCGCTGTCTACACGGCAGCGCTCAACAAAAAGCTGACGGTGGGCGGCACCGTCAAGCTGGTGCTGCTGGCATCCAATAACACCGCCCCCTCTGAAACCCTCATTGATGAGGTGCAGACGGCGGTGGACCCCACCGAGAACGCCGGGGAGGGTCTGGGACTTGCCCCCATTGGCCATGTGGTCCATGTGACCGCCGTGGAGCCGGTGCCGGTGAGTATCACGCTCAATCTGACCTATGCCTCCGGCTGGAACTGGGGGGCCATCAAAAGCTATGTGGAGGCCGTCATTGATGGCTACTTTGCAGAGCTGGCGGGCACCTGGGCCACTTCGGACCACTTGACCGTCCGCATCTCTCAGATTGAAAGCCGCATCCTCTCCGAGTGCTCCGATATGATAACGGACATTGCTGACACACAGATCAATGGCAAGGAGGAAAACCTTGTGCTGGGTGCGGACAGCATCCCGGTGAGGGGGGACATCAATGGATAGAAAGCTCCTTGACTACCTCCCCCCGGTGCTCCGTGAGGTGCTTGAGTTTCAAGCCATCAATGCCGCAAACGAGCCGGAAATCTCCATTGCGTGGGACGCTCTGGCCCTGGTCCTTGCCAACCAATTTCTGGACACGGCAACGGCCAGCGGCGTGGCCGTGTGGGAGCGTGAGCTGAATATCCGCCCCAAAGACACGGACACGCTGGAGGTCCGCAAGGCCCGCATCAAGGCCTTGTGGAACTTGGAGCTGCCCTACACTCTGCCCTGGCTCAAGAACTGGCTCACCGGCCTCTGCGGTGAGCTGGGGCATGAGGAGAGCATTGTGGACTACACCATCAACATCCAGCTTGACTACACCGTCCTGCCGGATGCGGATGCCCTGGCGGCGGAAATCCTGGACATGCTCCTCATGGTGCGCCCGGCCAACATGCGGGTGCTGATGACATCTTTTTTGCAGTCATACGGCACCATCACCTGCGGCGTTTACACCGAGTATGAGGATGAGGTCAACATCTGGCCTATGATGGTCCATGAGATGGAAAGCACCGGCAAGTCCATTGCTGTGGGTGCTCTGGAGTATCACAACACTGTGGAGATTTACCCACAAGAATAGGAGGAAAAAGCACTATGCCCAATGAAACCAAAAACTATGGCACCATTATCACCACGGCGGGCGCTGCGCTAATCGCCAAGTGCATCTTGAACGGCGGCAAGGTCAACATCAAGACTGCTGCTGCCGGTGACGGCGGCGGTGAGTATTATGAGCCCACCGTGGCCCAGACCGCCCTCCGGGGCAAAAAGTGGGAGGGCGATGTGGCCAGCGCCGCAGTCAGCACCACCAACGCCAACATGATTGATGTGAAAATCACCATTGATGACAGCGTGGGTGGTTTCACTATCCGTGAGATGGGCCTCTTTGACGATGACGGCACGCTCATTGCCATCTGCAACACCCCCGACACAGAAAAGGTGTCCACGGATGGCGGCGTGTCCGGCAAGCTCACCATGATTATGCACATCGTGGTAGCGGATGCCTCCGTTGTCAGTTTCACCATCACCCCGGCCCTGGACACGGTGAGCCGGGCGGAGATGGAGAGCGCCCTGGCAGAGCACAACACCAACGGCACCAGCCACTCCGACATCCGGGCGCTGGCGCTCAATGCTGTGCAGCAGGGCGATGTCTACACCAAGCCGGAGGTCAACGCTTTGGTGGGGGGCGCTGTGAATGAGCATAACAACTCCGACACAGCGCACGCCAGCATCCGTGTGGACCTCACGGGGCTGGATAGCCGCCTCAAGACGCTGGAGCTGAAATATGGCACCAATGTCACCGGCAGCAGCTTTGAGGTCACCTTTGTTACGCTGACGGATGTAGTGGTCACCGGCGTATGGAATGAGGAACTTGGCCGAATTGAGTTTTAAGATGCGGAGGTGAACAAGATGCGGAGAGGCACAAACCCTGTGCTGACCTTTGAGCTGCCGGAGGCAATCACTATATCTGCCCTGTATATCACTTTTCAGCAGAACAGGCAAACTGTGCTGGAAAAGGACCTAACTGCTGTCACCTATGACAAAGAAAACGGCATCATCACGCTGCCGCTTTCCCAGGAGGACACGCTCCTCTTTTCGGAGCTTGAGCCTGTCTGGGTGCAACTCCGCCTGCGGGACAATCTGGACAACGCCATTGCCAGTGAGCCCATGCGGGTCAATGTGGGGGAGATATTCAAGGACGGGGTGATCTAATGTGACCTATGCAGTAAACTTTGAAACCACGCCCAGGGTCATTGCGGTCAAGCTCTCCACCGGCGGCATGATGCACGCCAGCTTTGGCTCTGTGCAGTATGTCAACACCGGCAAGCAAGGAATTGACGGCACCACTTTTTACCCCTCTGTGGAGGGCGATGAGTGCACCCTGAGCTGGACCAATGACGGCAACAAAGAAAACCCCAAGCCTGTCAATTTGAGGGGCCGACAAGGCCCCCAGGGCGCTCCTGGCAGTGACGCAGACATCCTGCCCATCACAAACCTGGAGCTTGAAAAACTACTCATATAAGGAGGACAGCCAAAATGGCAAACAGCAAGAAAGCGCTTGATGAAAATGGTGTACTTTACCTGTGGGGTAAGGTCAAGACCTATGTGGCCACGGCCATTGCCAACATCAAGCTGCCCAGCAAGACCTCTGATCTGACCAATGACAGCGGTTTCATCACTGCCAAGGATGTGCCG